GCTGAGGATGTGGGGTTCGCATTTCCTGATTTATTAAGTCAATAAATGCGGAATATGCCCTTTGTACTTCACCTACCATTCTAAACGGATAACCCGAAAGCATCGCTGCAACTTCATCGTCCGTTTTCGAAGGAAATAAGTACTTCAGTGCTTCTATACTATCAACCCCCAATTCTTGTAAGTTACGTGTAAATATTGAAGAATTAACTTTATCTTGAGTTGTATCTTCATAAACAGGACCCATCCATCTCCATAAAACAGTTCTATCTCCATCAGGTGCTAGTCCTAATACACCATCTGGAATTGTCTTGGTTTCGATAGCAACATCAATAGCTTGTTGAAGTTTTTGTTCATATTTAATTTTTTGCTTTTCATATTTTTGTAAAACTTTTGGATCTTCTATATTTTCTGGTAATTTTGGATATTCTATTCCTGAAGAAAATGCCAATGATTTTCTAAAAATTTGTTCTTCCTGAAAAATAATTAATTCGAAAATTTTACAGATTCCATATTGATAAATTTGCAAACATTTTTTCTTTGCAGTTGCACTTACACGACCATATGCTGATTTAATTTCTGTGGCAGTTACGTTTGTAATACTTAAATCATCTATACCACCTAAAGCTAATCTAATTTCACTTCTTAATTGTTCAGAAAATCTTGCCTGATCAGAACTGACTGCATTAGGAGTTATAAATCCAACTCGATCAGAAGGTTCTAAGTTTGCTATGACTCTAGGTACTCTCATACCACTACCTGGCCGTCCTGAATAGCCAGGCTGTTGTCTAGTTATAGGATCTTGCTTATATGTAGAACTAAATAAATCAACATTAGAACCAAAACCAGATTGACTGGATATACTTGGCCTTTGTGCTGTATCAGAATCGCTTTCTACAATGTCTTGTTTAGGTCTAGAAGAGAGAAGAGTTGGATTACCAAAGAATGATAAATTTGCTCTAATATTTTTTACCATCTCATCATGAGCAGCTATTTGATTAGATATAAAATCAAACTCTCCTGACCCATCAGTACCAAAAGCATCCGGATTATTGAATACTTCAACACATGGAATAAACTCCATAGTATTTTCTACAACTTTTTTATCAAAAGCTGCAAAATTTGTATTTTCTTGATCAAAATTTAATTCTTGTTCACTATGATATTCTTCTATTTCTGTAGCAGTAATTTTTAATCTCATATATCTTTTGTCTGTATTTAAACCAACGCCAGCAAAACCTTTAGAAGATCTTACTTTGTATCCGTAAATAATAATTACTTCTTCCAGTTCACCTTCTGGAGAATAATATGTTCTATAAGAATCTTTATTAAACCAATAAATTCTATAAGATTTTTTTGTAGGTCTTATATAAAATAATCCTTTTCCGTAAGCTAAAAATCTATCCCATATGGCATCTAATCTTGCATCTAATTGATTAAATTTAATTACCTCTTGTATAAAATCAAATCTTTGTGTTCCGAAATTATCTTGTTGTGGATAGAACTCAACTCCCTGTCTTATTCCAAACATCTTCATCTGGGATAGATGAGAACTGATCAACATAGTGTCGGCTGTTCCTTTTCCATCACGAGTGATGACAGATCTAATCATGTCATCTACTACAGATTTACTATTACTTTCGGCCATTAATTAAGTCCCTCTGTTACTTGTCAATGTCATAACCAGCATGTAGTCGTTTAAAAGTCATAACATCTCCCTCTACCTCAACATCAAATCTTTCGTTTGGTTGAAGTGCCATGTCGTGACATAGCTCATCAGGTAATGAAATCACTGCTGAACCATAAGCGTCTTGCTCTAGTTCAAGTTTGTAAAAAGAAGGTTGTGACATTGTTAATACTTCTAGTTTAAATCCTCAATACTCTAACTCAAGTTTTCCGCGAGTCATTAACCCATTACATAGCCAAACTAAAGCATCTACGCAATCATCATGTGAGCTAACCCCAAAATTTACTATCTCATCTGTAAGAGCTCCAAACTTTCTATATTTATTAAAAATTATTTTTCTTTGCTCAAATAGTCCCATAATCCCCCTAAAACGTGCAACTTTGTCTCCGCGAAATCCTTTGACGGGATGCCAGATTAAATTATATAATCCTTGTTCCGTTTGACATATCCTTTTAAAATCTGCTTCTAAAGATGCCTGATATGCAACTGCTTCTGACCATATATGTAGCGAAGTACCTGTAGGAAATAAATTTTTACCATCTCGATGAATAACACCCCATTCCTCCATCATTTCCATCAAAAGATCTAATTTTTCTAAATTACCCATAACTCTTACTCTTTTACAATCAACAATGTGAATTTTATCTTTTACTCTTCCTCCCATTACAAAAACTGTATAATCGTTTCTTTCTCTGACTCCTGCAGATAAATCAACACCAACTCCTAAAGCGTCAAAACTTGTTGATATTTCTCCTTTGACAATTAAGTCTGGAGATAAAGATAATTCACTAGTTTGTACAATTTGATTTTGATATTGAAAACTAAATGCAACAGGAGCTATTCTTCTTCTATCTTTTAAATAATCTAAACTCCACATATCAGGCCAATAAGATATCTCTTCTCCTTCTTTGTCTACAGTTATTGCAGATTGTACTATTTGTTTCCAACCATTGGCTGGTAAGAAAGCTCTTGCGTGAATATCATCATGTCGAAATCTTGTACCTAAACATATAGCTCTAGCACCTTCAAACATTGTAGGAACAATAACCGCATTCCAGTTATCTTCCATAGCCTGTCTTATATCTTTATTTTTAATATCATCAGAACTTTTGATAGCGTCATCAATAATACAGAGATGTGATCTTTTAGATGTAACCGCACCTTTTAGTCCTGCACAACAAACACTAAATTCTTCTTCACCTGTAGATTTAATTCCTGCAAATTTCCAATCTATACTCCAATATTCATTTGAATTTATTCCTTTAGCTATTTTAACTTTTGGGAAGATTTCTTTGTATATTTTATTCTCATCTATAATTCTTTTAATCGCTGCACTTTTTGGTCTAGCTACATCAACTGTGTAAGAAATATATAAAATTTTTAAAGGTAGTTTTTGCATTGCATGAACACCTATTGCCCATGCTGTATACAAACCTAGAACTGTAGATTTTGCTGATCCTCTAGGAGCAAGAATATCAATGTTAGGTCCTGCAATTCCTCTTAAACAAACACTATCGTCACCTGTACATAAATATTTATGCCATTCTTTATGGTGCCTGGCTGGAGGTTTTCCCCCTACAACATCACAAAAATATGCAAAATTTTTTCTAGCCTTTTCTACGTCAACACTAGATGTTTTTTTTACTACTTGTTGTTTTGCAGCTGCCCTAGCTGTGCGTCTATAAACGCTATAAATACTAGTACCGGCCATACTCTAAATTGTAGTTAACAACACATCGAACATTATCTTTGGGTTGTTGTGCCGTATGCATTAAACTACCATCAAAAATTACAACCCGTCCTTGCTTAGGAGATACACGTTGTTTTACGGTATATCTTTCTGATTCTACGGTTTCATTAAAAATAACTGTATCACCATCACTATCACATACGTAATATAAAACGATGTAATAATCATCCCTATCATCGATATCTAAATGAGGTGTATCAAGATCTTTATATTCTAAATTTAACGGAAATTGTAAAAAAGATCTACCCTGCAATGGTAAAGCTTCTCGTTGCTGTAATCTAAATGCTGCCCTATTTAATAAAGGCATAAAAAAATCATGAAATTCACTATTTACATAACTCTCTTCATCCTCTCCATATTCTAAATAAACGTGAGATAAACATGGTCTACCTTGATTACCTTCTTGAAAAGCTTCTGTTACATCATCATTGTAAAACCAAGGAAAATCAAAGTCATTAAATGTCTCCTCTCCCATTAAAGTATTTTTAATTTGTTCCTGATAATTTTTATCTATAAAATCATCAATAACAATAATTCTATTTAACATTAAGATTCCTCCTGTAAGATTTTTGTCCAGACTCCCATCGATGCTTCCTGTAAAGGACCTTCTATTGGATCATCTCTAAAAATAGAAAGCATTTCTCTCAATGCTCTATCTGCACCTGCAAGAATTAAACCTTGTTTATCTTGTAAGATTTTTTTATCTTCTATTTGTTTAATAGCTCCTCTCAACTCTTTTTGTAGCATAGCAATTCTTGCAGCACCCATATCTTGTTTTACAATTCCCATATCAATAGCATCACGAAGTTTACTTATATCAACTCTCATATTATCTATTTCAGATTCTAAAACTTCATTAAAATTACGTTTTTTAAATTCTTTTATCGACCACTCATTACATTCCACTACCGTCCCTTGAAAACCTAAAAATCGGGCAAATAAATATATCTGTATTGGAGAACTAGCTTTTTTACAAAATTCAAGAAAGGATTCGCGATCTTTATTAGATAAAGTCTGAATCCATTTCTTCATGTTCTATATTGGCTCTGAGCCTGTTCGTAATCTCTATTTTCTTTATAGCGTCTAAACATCTCTCTTTGCAACTCTGTTGTTCGAGTTTCTTTTCCAGTCTCTCTTGTCAACGCTCTATCCTGCTCTCCTGCAGTCTCTAATCCTCTTCTATATTGAAGACCAGTTTCACCTATCTCAGCACGAGTTTCTTGGCCTGTTGTTCTTATAGTCTTACGTTGATCTTCTCCTGCTTTATCAATAGTTAAACGATTTTCTGCTGCAGTAGCTTGGCCTCTTCTAATATCTTGAGTAGCAAAGAAATCTGCATTAGTTCTATCTAACTGAGCACCAAGTTCCATATTCAATCTTGTCTGCTTTCCACTAACTTCATTTAAAGCTGTTTGGGTAGCAAGGGATTGTGAAGGCACTTGAGTAGTTGGAGCTGGTGGTGGAGCAGCTGGTGGATATATTATCTGTGGGGGTGGCGGAGAATTTCTACCCATAGTAATCTTTTACCTTTTGTGATTCTTTTAGTTTAGTTTAGCCAAATCGACGGCCAAGTCCTTGACCTGCAAATCTTGTAGCAGCATCTTGTTGTGTGGCTAAAGCTCTAGCTTCCTCAGCAAAAGCAGAAGATGCTAAAGCTCTTTGACCCTGCTTAGCACTCATGATGTTTTGAATATTAGAAGGCATTGCTTCTAATGCTCCTCTAACTCTTAATCCTCTTTGTGCTGCCTGCTCTGCAGCTTTATTTAAAAATGCCTGTCTTATTGGTTCAGTAGCTATGTAATTTAATTGTGCATCTACTGCAGCTTTTCTTCTTTCTTTACGAGCCATGTCTGATAGCTCAGGATATATTTCTTTTAAACCTTCAAAGTTTTCTTTTATACCTTCTGTAGCAGTCTTCTCTCTACCAAAATCTTCTTTTAGTTGTTTCTCAACAAGTTTTTGCTGATATGGAGATAATATACGTTGGGACTCATCATCAAGATTTAATTTTGTAACTCCAGCAAATTTATCATATGCTCCTGTTTCAGGATCAATTCCACCTCCTAATTTATCTAAGTCTGTTCTTTGCCCTGTAACAGTATCAATAAATTGAGCAGCTAACCTATTAAGACCTTTAGGTCTATCTTTATCTGTAATAACTTTAGTACCTTGTACTCTATTCAATAATCCCGGTAATTGAACAATTTCTTGACCTTCAGCTACACCAAATGGAACCTCTCCTATTTGAGTACTTAATGAGGTAGGTAAATTATTTCCATAGATTGCTTTTAACTCCTTTAAATTTTTTGGACTTTTAAAATCTTTATCTAATATTCTTTTATTTTCTTTTTTTAAGTCAACATTTCTTTGTCCAGATCCAAAATCTAGTCCGATGACATCAAAAAAATCTTCCATCTTAGTAGTTGTACCTCTGAGTTAAAGCATCACCTGCTTGCTGAGCAGCTGTCATACCTAAGTTTAATCCAGCCCTCTGCATATTTTCTGTAAGAGCTG